CGGCATCAAGGGCGCACTTGCCGCAGGCCACCTCGTGAGTCTCGGCTCCCCCTGGTTCGGCTCATGGCAGGATACCGATCCCAATGGCATCCTGGCTGAAGATTACGATTACGTTTCGGGAGGCCACGAATACCTGTGCTACGGCTACGACGACGCCCTCGGCATCCTGTTCTGTCAGAACTCGTGGGGCACGTCCTGGGGCAAGGCCGGACGGTTCGCCATCCGCTACTCGGCAATCGACGCGTTCAAGGCGAACGACGGCTACGACGCGCACATTGTCACCGTGGACTGGACGCCGGTAGTTGACGACGATCCCGTTGTCCCGGTTAAGCAGAACCTCAAATGGGCGTTCATCGCTATCGGCATCGTTGTCGTTGTGATACTCGCCATGACCATTTTCAAGTGCTAAGGAGAAAACAATGAGCATCAGAGATTATCTTAAATCGGTTCCCGTTGCGGCATGGTTTGTCATCGGCGCGGCCGTGGTCGCTGGCATTTATATGCTTTTCCTAATGGGGTGATACGTTGGTCGCCGAAATATCCCAAATCGCAATTGAAGCCGCGAGGAGGCTCCCATGACGCTCCCAGGGAACGGCACCACGAAGAAGGTCATCGCCAGCGTTGTGGCCGCGCTGTGTATTTTCCTCATCTCTCAGGTGATTGCCACATCGAACCGGGTCACGGCGGTGGAGACAGAGATGAGGAGCATCAGAGAATCGTTGTCGATGAACCGCACAGAGAACAGGGACGAGCACAGGGCCATTGGCATCAAGCTCGATGAGATAGCGAAGGACATCAGGAAGTAATGCTCAAAGTCGGGTTTGAAGCGGCGATTGTCGAGCTCAAGGTCAAGCGTCTAGTATCGCAGGACAAGAGTATGCGGCTCGTTCTTGAAATTGACAACCCTGCCGACGACCTCGTGAACGATTTAAACAAGCTTTTCAAGGGCGATGCCAGCGTGGGTGTCGCCATCGCGGAGACGGAGACGAAGTGACTGTTTTAGAAACGGAAAAGAAACGGCCGGGGGGTCGGCATCGCGTCTCTGGTCCTGGTCCCGGTCGCCCAAAGGGGATGCCAAATAAGTTTACTTCACTCAAGCAGTCCTTCCTCGATGCCTTCAAGAAAATGGGCGGGACGGAAACTCTTATGGCTTGGGCGCAGAAGAACGACCACAACAAAGCGGCGTTCTACCAGATGGTTACGCGACTATTCCCGCAAGAGGTCAAACATTCGGGAGAGGTCAAGGCGGCGCTCACGTTTGACTTTGGCGACAATGGCAACGGGAAGGGCCATGAATGAAAATCGTCGGCTACTCACCCCGCCCATCTCAACTCGATGTACTAAACGCGTCGGAGCGGTTCCTGACAGTCGATGCCGGACGCAGATGGGGGAAAAGCCTCAGCGGCCTGAACTGGCTACTCAAGGGCGCGTGCGAACGCATAGGCGAGAGCTGGTGGCTGGCTCCGATCTACTCGCAAAGCAAGATGGCCTTCAGGACGCTCGTCGCGGCGGCACACAAGGGCAACGCAGAGGCGGCGTTCAAGAGCATCAGTCATTCGGAGATGAGGGCTGAGTTGATAAACGGAAGCGCGATAACTTTCAAGTCGGCCGACAACCCCGACAACCTGCGCGGCGAGGGGCTCATGCGCGTGGTCATGGACGAGGCATCCCGCGTGAGCCGCGACGTGTGGGAGGAAGTGCTGCGCCCTGCCGTGTCAGACACCGGGGGTAAGGTGCTGTTCATCTCTACGCCCAAAGGGAAAAACTGGTTCTATGAACTATGGACGAGGGGGTTTGACCCGGCCCATCCCGACTACAAGTCATGGAAGTTCCCGACCTCGGACAACCCCAAGGTTCCTGCCGAGGATATCGAGCAGGCCCGGCAATCGCTTCCCGTGGACGTGTTCAGTCAAGAGTATCTGGCCGAGTTCCTCGACAACAACGCTGGCGTTTTCCGCAACGTCAATGCTTGTATCGGTTCGGTTCGTGAGGATCCTCAGCCGGGGCGTTCGTATCGGGCAGGGCTTGATCTTGCGCGCCTCACCGACTTCACCGTCCTGACCATCCTCAACGATCTGGGGCATCAGGTTTACTTTGACCGGTTCAACTTGCTCGATTGGGCCGTCCAGAAGCAACGCATCATCTCGACCATTCAACGCTACGGAGCGCGGCTACTCCTTGACTCCACGGGCATCGGCGACCCCATCTATGACGATTTGCGTCGAGCGGGCCTCGCGGTTGACGGCTACAAGTTCACGTCCGACACGAAGAAGAAGCTCATCGAGGCGCTGATGATTGCCTTCGAGCAGGCGAAAATCCTCATCCTCGACGAGAAGGTGCAGACGAACGAACTCGACATCTTCGAATACAAGATCGGGCAGAGCGGAACGGTCCACTACTCCGCTCCGGACGGATACCACGACGACTGCGTTATCGGCCTGGCCCTTGCGTGGTGGAATTTACAGGCGGGCATGAGCGGCCCCCGGATATGGATTTAGCAATGGAAATACAGTCACCCGAGATTCGATTCGAGCGGCACGGGCGGGACGTCATGAGTTTCGTCTGTCGTTGCGGGACATATCACAGCTTCTGCGAATCCGGGGCCATCTACCACCAGCCCACGAGCGGCGTGGCGCAGGGCGGTCAATTTGTGTTCATTCAATGTCCATGCGGCATATGGCACGGGCAGCCGCTCAGGCCGATGTAGGAGACGAAACATGAGCCTACTCGATAGATTCCGCACGAAGCCACCGAAGAAGAAAGAGTCTCCCGTCTGGCCAGCCATCGTATCGCTCACGGGCGCGACCCCGTTCTTGTGGACGCCGAAGGACTACGCCCGGCTATCGGAGGCGGGGTATGAGAACGTAGCCGCCGTATTCGGTTGCGTCTCGCTCGTCGCCAAGTCCGCCGCCGCCATCGACTGGTACGTCATGTCGGGCGAGAACGAACTAGAGAAGCACCCGCTCCTGACGCTCCTCCAGCGTCCGAACGAGTTCTCCTCACGCTCCCGATTCATCCAAGAGATCGTGTCCTTCCTCTTGCTGTCTGGGAACAGCTACGTCCTGCGAGTGGGCGGGTCGAGCGGCACGGCTCCCCGTTATCTCTACACGCTACGTCCCGACCGCATGCGCGTCAAGCCGGACCCACGGAACCTCGTTGGCGCATACACCTACGACGTGGGCGGGCAACAGCGCACGTTCCCGGCCGAGGAAGTCCTGCACCTGATGGAGTTTCATCCGACCGACGACTTCTACGGATTGTCACGGCTCGAGGTTGCGGCGAAGTCAATCGACATCGCCAACCTGAGCATGGAGTGGAACGCAAACCTGTTGCACAGGGATATGCGCATCCCCGGTGCGCTCAAGGTGGACGGGACGTTGACTGACGACCAGCGCAAGGCGTTACAGGCCGACCTCGCCAAGTATCAGGGTGCCGAGAACGCCGGGAAGATACCCATCTTCGAGGGCGGGACGGGCGGCATGACGTGGGAGCCGATGGCCATCACGCCCAAGGACATGGACTGGCTGAACAGCGAGAAGTACAACCTCCGGCGAATCTGCTCCATCTTCAACGTCGCTTCGGAGCTTCTCGGCGACAGCGAGAACAAGACCTATGCGAATCTCAAAGAGGCGAGGGCCGCGCTCTACATGGAAGCCATCCTGCCGATGATGGACCTCTTGAGGGACGAGTTCAACAACTGGCTTACGCCTCTGTTCGGCGGCAACATCACGCTTGAATACGACCGGGACTCGATTGAGGCCATCCAAGAGGACCGGGCGCAGAAGTATGCGTATCTGGCTCAGGCCGATTGGCTATCGGTGAACGAGAAGCGCGAGGCTACGGGATACGACGACATCGGGCCGGACGGCGATGTGGTGCTGGTGGGGATCGGGAAGATACCGCTCGACCAGGCGATAGCGGAGCCTGAGCCCGTGCCGGATACACTTGCACCCTTTGCGGGTACGGCGGGGCAGGCCAAGCCGGATGAGGAGGAGTTGCCCGAGGAGGAAGCGGTTGACGAGGAGCCGAAGAAGTCGGCCCTCGCGCACGAAGTCAAGGCTGTTAAGGGCAGTTTCTGGCGCGATCCCGAGCGCAAGTCGCTTCTCTGGAAGGCGTTCGACCGACGCCTCGCCATGCAGGAACGTCAGTTTGTGCCGCTTGTGAAAAAGTATTTACTCACGCAGGCCGACCGAATCAAGGCGCGG